ATAAAGGCGTTGCAGCACACGAGGTACGCAGCGGTATTAATGCCGAAGTACAGAGCCTAGCATCGGACATGAACTTACTGGGGGCAATGGATACTGCCGATGAAGTAAGAAATCTTGGCTTAGACGCACATATTTTTATGCTAGTACATGACTCTATTGTTGCTTTAGTAGCCGATGCAGACGTTGATCGGTACTGCGAAGTTCTGCGGGTCAATACTCAACGTGACCGCGGTTGCAGTATCAGTGGATCGCCAATTGGAGTAGACCAAGACATAGGACAAGATTATAGCTTTGGTCACTTTGATGAGAGTTATAAATTAGAAGGCGGTATCCTAATTAAACATGAGTAGTCAGTTATTAGCTAAAATATCTTTTCCAGTCTTTGTACTTGGTAAACTAAAGCCACAGCAATTAGATAATATTACTTTCTTTTTGTTAGGCAAGGATACCAAGTACTCAGACGCCACCTACAGAACTATAATTGTAGATGATAAGAATCTAGCAGGTCAAACACTAGCTGCGCGTAGGCTAGAACTGCTAACCCAAGAAGTACCCCTTTTTAAGCTAAAAAAAGCTATATTCTTTATTGGCGACTTGATTAAACTAGCTATTAGCGGTACTTGGTTTATAGATAGTTTAGGTTTTATTTTTGAGTATAAAAAGACTACAACTGTACCACTGGAGTTTAAACGAATAACCAAAGTTATTCAAATAGCCACAGGAGGTGCAATTATTGAAGTCCAAGGCATTGCTACACGCTTTAAAACTCTGTTTGCGCCAACCTTGGAACAAACACATGCCGGAATTTTAGTCTGGAACAAGGCATTTATACTATACGGACTCTACGATAAAAAATACTCTAATACAACGCGAAGAATATAAGGAACTTTATGGAAAAAGCTATTATTAGTAACCGAATATATTTTAAACCTAGAAGCAATCTAGAGTTTAAAGAACTAATAGAGAAGCTAACATATCGTATTGAAACTAAAAACACCCACAAAAAGGGAGTTTTTAAGAATATTGAGATCATTAAAAACTACAAGATCTTGCCTAATAGTGTAATTTCAATTCCACAAGGCCGACAAGACCTTATCCCACCAGACTACGAGATCGTAGACAAACGTACCACAAACAGTGTGCCGTTTCCTACCCCTAAGTTTGGGCTTCGCGAGGGTCAACAAGCAGTATATGATGAAGTTACAGATACTTGCTTTATAAACGCCTTAGTAGGCTGGGGCAAGACATTTACCGCGTTACATTTAGCAGCTAAACTAGGCCAGAAAACACTTGTAGTTACGCACACGACAATGTTACGTGATCAGTGGGCTGAGGAGGTTAGAGTACTTTTCGGCATGGAGCCAGGTATTATTGGCAGTGGCAAGTTTGATATAGAAGATCATGCTATTGTAGTCGGTAATATTCAAACAGTAACAAAGCACATTGCTAAGATAAATAAAGAGTTCGGTACTGTTATCTTAGACGAAGCGCATCACGTGCCTGCTAGTACTTTCGCTAGTGTAATTGACGGACTATATGCTCGTTATAGAATTGCTCTTAGTGGTACTATGCTACGCACTGATGGCAAACATATTATCTTTAGAGATTATTTTGGCCCTAAGGTGTATAAACCGCCCCAATCGCACACCATGAACCCAGTTGTAAAGATTATCCCTACGGGAGTACATTTACCGCATGGTCAACCTTGGGTAAAGAAGATAAACGCTTTACTATATGACGAAGACTATCAGGCGTTTGTTGCTAATCTAGCTAAAACGCAAGTAGCTCAAGGTCACAGTGTTCTTGTTGTTGCAGATCGTGTAGAGTTCTTAACTAACATAAAGGAATTAATCGGTGAAACTTGCATACTTATTACTGGGGAAACCGGATATGAAGAACGTAAAGAACTTATCGAACAAGTCGAAGCAGGCTCAAAGATGTGCGTTGCTGGTAGTCGCCAAATCTTTTCAGAAGGCATCTCGATCAACAAGCTTAGCTGTGTAATTTTAGCGGTACCGACCTCTAATCCAATATCGCTAGAACAGATTATTGGGCGTATTATGCGACTTCATCCAGATAAACTAAATCCTGTAGTTTTAGATCTTAATTTTAGTAGTATAGCTGAACGTAAACAAAATGCTTCTCGTTTAGCTTTTTATGCCGGTAAAGGCTGGGAAATAACAAAAGTATGATTGATTACATTTTAGCTGTACAATATAACAGCATCATAGCTCTGCTAGCCTACTGGCTTCCAATGTCAGTATGTTTAATAGGCTACCTTTGCAAAACTTGGAAAGAGTACCACTACGAAATTGCGCGTAGTTTAGAATGCCAACAAAGAAATATTGGGTATATTACTACCCTGACTATAGGTGTGGTAGTTAGCAGAATTTTTGCCACTTTCTTGCCTGGTGTAAACGTCGTTGCTATAGCTTTTGATATTGGTTGGCCTATGGTGTGTACTGCAGTTAGGTCAATTGCTAATATCCTAGATATTCCGCTAATCAAGCCTTACAAAAGCATACCAAAGCCTAAGTAAATTTAGACTTGCACACACGGTGCAGAAATGATATAATAATTGTTCGAAAGGCAGACTATGACATTATTTTTCAATTTAGAAAAACTAATCGCAGAAGCTGCCGGTGATTCAATTAAGTTCCTGAAACTACTTAATTCAAGAACATTACGTGGTAATAGCTTTATATTAAATCCGAAACCACTGTTTAACCTACCCAATCTAGACACAAACTACCTAGTACAGTATGTAAAACTAGCAGGCAGGCGAGATTATTTTTTGTATAAAACCTTAGACATAATTACACTAGATACATCTTATTTTCCGGAACTAAATATATCTGCGATAAAAACTAATCCACTACTAACGATAAACAACAGACTAATCAATTTTAAATACGAGGAAATATATAATGGCACTAAGTTTTACAAACACCAAAGGCAAAGCAGTAAAGAAGTCAGTTGAAGCATACGAGTACAAAGATGGCGACAATGTAGTGCGTCTTATCGGCGGAGTTCTTCCACGGTATGTTTACTGGGTAAAAGGCACGAATAATAAGGATATTCCTCTAGAGTGTTTGGCTTTTGATCGCGAAAAAGAAAAGTTTACAAACGCAGAAGTAGATCACGTTCCACAATTCTTTCCAGACAAGAAGTGCAGCTGGGCTTACTCAATCAACTGTATTGACCCCCGCGATGGTAAGGTTAAAGCACTTAATCTTAAAAAGAAGTTGTTTGAGCAGATTATGACTGCCGCAGAAGATCTGGGCGACCCCACCAACTATGATACTGGCTGGGATGTAGTATTTAAGCGTGCTAAGACCGGTCCTCTGCCTTTCAATGTTGAATATTCACTTAGCGTACTAAAGTGCAAAACTCGTGCTCTTTCAGACGGTGAGCGCGGACTAGCAGATGCTGCTGAAGACATTGATTCCAAGTTTCCTCGTGCAACTCCTGCCGAACAGCTTGCAGCTCTTGAAAAGCTAACTGTTGGGGCTGAAGAAGATGAGTCAGCCGACGGCGAAGCTGTTAAAGAACTAGGTTAAGATACGGAAAAGCCCCTAAACTGAACAAGCTTAGGGGCTTTTCTCACTAGGAAGGCCAATGAAAATACTTTTTACTGCGGACATACATATAAAGCTAGGTCAGAAAAACGTACCCGTTGATTGGGCACGTGCTAGATACAAAATGCTTTTTGAGCAGCTTAACGGTCTTGAAAAGCTAGCAGATTTACTGGTACTAGGAGGAGACATTTGGGATAAAACACCCACAATGGACGAACTAGAAATATTCTTTGACTACGTGCACAGTATTAAAATTCCTGCTATTATCTTTAGCGGGAATCATGAAAGTGTTAAGAAAAACACTACGTTCTTTAGCAATTTTAAAAATCTAGTAAAAAATCTAAATCCACAGGTAACTGTTATTGATGATTTTTATACACTGGACAATGTTGATTTTATTCCATACAATAAGCTAAAAGAATATAATCCTGCCGACATAAACTTTCATGGAGATATCCTATGCACTCATGTACGAGGAGAAATTCCTCCACATGTTAAGCCTGAGGTTCCACTAGAGTTATTTGAGCGCTGGAAAGTTGTTTTAGCAGGAGACTTACACAGCTATGAAAATTCGCAACGCAATATCCTATATCCTGGATCTCCCGTCACCACTAGCTTTCATCGTAATAATGTTGACACCGGCGTTATTCTGCTCGATAGCGATACCTTTACTCATAAATGGATTAAACTGGATCTTCCGCAGTTAATTCGTAAAACCATAAAAGTAGGGGACGCAATGTTCCCTACTCCTTATGACCATACTATTTATGAGATCGAAGGTGACATATCAGAATTAGGCTCATTACAAGATAATGAACTAATAGATAAAAAAATAGTAAAGCGAGACTTCGACACTGTATTGATTCTAACACCAGATCTCTCCTTAAAAGAAGAAGTTAATGAATACTTAAAATATGTTCTACAGTTAAACGATGCAGCTATAGAACAAGCACTACAGGAATTAAATAATTATGCCGACAAACTCTAGTGTAGTATATAGTCAACCTAATTGTATAGGTTGTAAAGCTGCCAAGAATATTTTAATAGAACGCGGATTCACAGTAGAGGAACGCAATATTGTTGACAATCCAGAGTACAAGCAAGAGCTATTCGTGGCTGTACCTAGTGCAAAGTCTGTACCGCAGGTTTTTGTTAATGGCCAGCATATCGGTGGGCTTACTGAACTACGCGCCTACATACTAGCATGATTACTATTAAAAAACTAAAGTGGAGTAACTTATTTTCCTATGCTGAAAATAATGAAATAGATTTTAGTAGTAATCCCTTAACTCAAA